CGACTAAGCGGGGAGCCAGTCCGAGGCAGGAGGGAGGGATGGGTAACTCCTAACTCCTAGGCTGGCAAAACGAGCGGCTACCACCCAGGCCCCGGCCAAGTGCCGGGGCCTTTTCTTTTGCCCTGAGAAAGGAATCGGAATATACTGGAGCCATGCAAGATAGAGTAAAAGAGCTTCGTCGGGTGCCGGCGTCAGAACTCAGGGCGAACCCCAAGAACTGGCGCAGACATCCACCAGCGCAGAGGGCCGCACTCCACGGCACTGTAGACCAGATCGGCTTCACCACGCCGCTCCAGGTGAGGGAGCTACTCGATGGCTCGCTGGAGTTGATTGACGGACACCTGCGGCTGGAGGAATTTGGAGACGAAACGTTGCCCGTGGTGGTGGTTGATCTGACCGAAGAGGAAGCCAAGGTGGCCTTGGCCACCCATGATCCGCTGGCGATGATGGCCCACGCCGACCAAGACCAACTCCTCAACCTACTACGGGACACCCAGTTTGAATCCAAAGCGGTCAACGATATGCTGGAGGCCGTCGCCAACGGGGAACGGCTCCCCATGCCGGACTTGACCGAGCCGGTGGACGGCGGCGATCGTTTGGTGGGATTATTGTCGGCCCGGTTCCTGGTTCCGCCGTTTAGCGTATTGGATGCACGGCAAGGATACTGGCAAGAGCGAAAACGGGCGTGGTTGGCGTTGGGATTACAAAGCGAACTAGGACGTGGCCGGAACTTGTTACGATGGTCGGACACCATATTGAGGAGTGGTTCACCGCTTGGAGCGATTGCGCCTAATGAGGCCGGACCAAATGGCATATTGACCAGTCCTGGTCAATATAGCACATCAAACGATCATGGCCGGCCCATAACCTCCAACGGGAAGGCTGCGGCAAACCGGACCAACAAAGAAAATATCCCCGGATATTATTATAAAAAACAAGCGGGGATGACCGATGAGCAAATCATAACTGAGTATCAATCGGGCTTATTAACTGGCGGGACCAGCATCTTCGACCCGGTCCTGTGCGAGATCGCCTACCGCTGGTTCAGCCCTCCGACCGGGTCAATCCTCGACCCGTTTGCTGGCGGGTCAGTTCGGGGAATAGTCGCGGCTTATCTTGGGAGAAAATATACCGGGATCGACCTGCGACCGGAGCAAGTAACAGCCAACCAGGAACAAGCCCAGACCATCGTCCCGGACAATATGCCCACCTGGATCGTTGGCGACAGCCGGACGGCCATCCCGACCGAAGAATACGACCTGATATTCTCGTGTCCGCCTTATTACGACCTTGAACAATATTCGGCCGATGATGCCGACTTGAGCAATGCCGCCGATTATGACGCGTTCATTCTTGGTTATCGGCAGATCATCCAGACAAGCGTTGACCGCCTTCGCCCGGATAGCTTCGCCTGTTTCGTGGTCGGGGACATCCGCGACAGTCACGGCATCTATCGCAATTTTGTGGGCGACACCGTGGACGCCTTCCAGGACGCCGGGGCGAATCTATACAACGAGGCGATACTGGTCACAGCGGTCGGGAGTCTACCGATCCGGGTGGGCCGACAATTTGCGGCAGGGCGCAAGTTGGGCAAGACGCATCAGAACGTCTTGATATTTTATAAGGGCAATCCCGACCGCATCAGGGAGCGCTTGGGTGAGGTAGACGTATCGGACGCCCTGAGCTTGTTTGAGGCTGACGATGTTTAACGCTCCCATGATCGAAGAACATCAAGGGACCATCGTCGTCAGGGACGATCTAATTCTCGGCGGGACTAAATCCCGGTTCCTTGTTCCGCTCTTTGAAGCCCACCAGGAGATTGTGTACGCCTCGCCAGCTTACGGAGGTGCCCAACTATCCCTGGCCTATTCCGCCCAGTTGACAGGCAAAGCGGCCACGGTGTTCGTTGCCAAGCGTAAGGAATTACACGCGAGGACTCAGGAGGCCCGATTGGCCGGGGCGAGAATCCATCAGGTCGCGCCCGGTTACTTGACCAACGTCCAGGCCAAGGCCAAGCGTTACGCCAACGACACCGGAGCCTTTTATATGCAATTCGGCGGCGGGTCCGAGGCTATCAATATCCTGGCGGATGCCGCCTCCCAAGTCGCCCAGCAAGTCGGCCCTCTGGACGAGGTCTGGTGCGCGGCTGGGTCCGGAGTCTTGCTGAGAGCTTTACAACAAGGACTCCCGGCCAAGCGTTACATCGGCGTTGAGGTCGGCCACCACTTATCCGGCGGGGAGATCGGACAAGCGTTGATAATGTCCAACCCTCTGCCGTTTGAGCGCGAATATAAGGGGCCGGTTCCCTTTCCGTCTTGTCGCAACTATGACGCGAAAGCCTGGGCCGTTTGCCAGGAGCATGGACAAGGGCGCCGTTTATTCTGGAATGTCCTCGGCCCATCGCCAACCCAGAGCATGATGGGACTTGAGCCGAAGTTGGTCACTGGTTAGGTCGTGGCTTTACAGAACGGAACCAAGATAGGCGCCGAATTAAGACGCTCCCAGGTCTTGCAATTGAAGCAGGCCGGGGCGTCCGAGCAAGCGATTGCCGAACAGCTCGGCGTGTCCAAGACCCAGATAAACAACGATGTCAAACGGCGGCTGGCCGAGATTCGGAAGGGTGATACCGAGGCGGTCGAGCAAGAATATACCCTCCAGAAGTCCCGCTATGAACGGCTCCTCCTCCGGTGGTGGAGCCAGGCCACCGGCCCCGATGATACCCTGGCGGCAAGGGCTACGGGGATCGTCCTGGACATCCTCCGGCGACTTGATACCATCGGCGGGCTTGTACCAGACAGACCGCTAATCCAGCTCAACCAGGATAACCGGCAGATAATTCAGAAAGAATCTATAAGGATCGACGTTGGCGACATCACCGAGGCCATCGCCGTCTTGCGAGATGCTGGGGCAGTCCGGGTGGGCAGCAATGGACACGCTTCAACTATCGTGGACGGATTACATACCCCATAAGCCTACGCCAAAGCAGCTAGCATTTTTGCTCCTGGAGAACCAAGAGGCCCTATACGGCGGGGCGGCAGGAGGGGGGAAGTCGGACGCCCTGCTAATGGCGGCCTTGCAGTATGTTGACGTCCCTGGTTATTCCGCTCTGCTACTCCGGCGTTCGTACACTGACCTATCGTTGCCGGGCGCATTGATGGATAGGGCAAAAGCGTGGCTGATACCCACATTGGCACATTGGCGGGATTCGATGAAAACCTGGGAATTTCCCAGCGGGGCAACGGTTACGTTCGGCTACCTGGAAAGACCAGGGGATGAGTACCGCTACCAATCCACAGAGTTTCAGTTCGTTGGCTTTGACGAATTAACCCAATTCACGGAGACGCAATACCGTTATCTATTCAGCCGGTTGCGCCGTTCAAATGAAGTGGATGTCCCGCTTCGTATGCGCTCCGCCAGTAACCCTGGCGGCGTGGGACATGAGTGGGTACGGGAGCGATTCATTGACGCACAGGGCTCAATCGAGAGCCGTATCTTTATCCCTGCCTCCCTGCCGGATAACCCATACCTTGACCAAGACGCTTACCTGGCATCACTGAATCAGCTAGACCCGATAACCCGCCAGCAACTCCTCATGGGCGATTGGTCAGCCCGCCAACCTGGGAGCCTATTTAGGCGAGAGTGGTTCCCCGTCGTGGAGGAACTGCCCGTGCAGATAAACCGGTCTGTGAGGTTTTGGGATCTGGCCGCCACTCCTATGCGCCCTGGCACCGACCCAGACTATACGGCGGGGGTGCGGGTAGATTACGGGGTAGATGGGCTATATTATGTGGTAGACGTGCAGCGGATGCGGGGGACGCCTGGAGAGGTGGAGCGGCTGGTTAATCAGACGGCCAGGATGGACGGTATCAGCACCCAGATAGTTATCGAACAGGAGCCAGGAGCGTCAGGCGTGAATACGATCCACCACTATGTGACCAGGATACTGCCTGACTACACGGTCAGGGGCCAGAGGTCTACCGGCTCCAAGGTGGAGCGAGCGGGACCGGTAAGCAGCCAGGCCGAGGCCGGGAATATACGGTTATACCGTGGCCCATGGCTGGGGCCGTTCCTTGACGAGGTGGAGGCGTTCCCGTTAGGCGGGCATGACGACCAGGTAGACGCCCTGTCGGGGGCCATGATGCGGCTCAGGGCGAGCCATTCGCCGGAGCCGCTGGTCCATCAGTTGGTGGGGCAGCGCAGAATGAGTGCTGCTGATAACCCGCTAGGATTAGACCCTGACAATTCAAAATATTGGGATAGGTAGGAGGTAGGGTGAAATGGTAATCACAATTGATGACCGGGTAGAAGCCCAGGAATTAACGAATAGGATAAAAGCTAATCTGGATAATCTTGGGGAGCTTCTTGCGGAAGCGAAAAGCAAACGTGTATGGAGAACCTTGGGCTACGCTTCGTGGTATGCCTACGTCCGCGAAGAATTTCATATCCACTGGAGTTACGCAAACCGGCTCATTCACCAGGGGGAGGTGAATCGCGAACTTGCTAGTGCGGCTGGCCTTCCGGCGCCCATGGGCGCCGATCCATATCTTCCTGAACGGCAAACCCGCCGGATTTCACCGGCGGAATTACCCGAAGCTGCTGAGCGAGTGCGGGAGGCTGTTACGGCAGGGGTTAATCCGGTACTCGCCATGAAGGATACAATTAAAATAGCAGCGATGGAACGTGCTGCCCTGTCATCTTTTAACGACCCCACCGTCCAGTTAGAGCGCCTGAACCATGCTATTGAGACGATGCGCCAGAAGTGGGATTTAACCGCTATTGTGCCAGCCATAATAGAGATCCACGGCAGGCGTGACGTAGACGTTGAAATAGAACGGCTCTCCATGAATATCAATACACTGGTGGAAATTCGAGAAGTAATGATGGGAAGTTTAGCCAGGGAGGCCATATCATGAGCGAGGCTTGCACACAATGGATAAGGAACATAGAAGCTCAGCACCTGCCACACCACGGGATAGAGAGATTCCCTGCTTCTGCTGATGTGGCTTATATGATTAACGTGCCGGTAATACGGCAGCAGGTCCAGCTAATGCCTCCGTCGATGCAGCAAATATTTTTGAC